CAGATTAATCTCTGGTATTTCCACTAATCAGCAGCTTCGGCTGTGTTTCCCTCTGCTACCCACGCAAGGTACTCTTGGTAGTCGGTGTTTGCTTCGTCAAGTGGAATTATTGTCATTTGAGAATTTGTTTCTTTTTTTATTCCATTTATAACGTCTTTTCCTTGTATCTCTGATAAAAGAGAATCTTTAATAAATTTATATATTGGGTTTGTTGGATATGCCATTTTTATAACTCCGCATTTAAAGCAACACTGCTACTCGCATTACCACCATATACATTACCAGCATAGCCAGCAGTTCCATTTACTTCAGCATCAGCATAAGGTGTTACGACATCATTACTAGAGCCAGTTATTCCAGTAAATCCGTTAAAATTATCAGTTGAAGGGTAAACAGTGTAATAAGTGTTGCCTGTAGTTTGTACTAAACTTGGGGTTGTTCTCATTGGAACAGGTAATCTGATTGCTCCTTCTATTCTAGTACCACTACGATAAGTTACCATAAACCCGAAAGTACCAGTTTTAAGAATTGATTGATAATACCTCTGACATAAAGCAAGCTCTTGTGCGAATGACCTATGCTCAAAATCTGTTGCAAAGCTGCCTACTTCTAATTGAACTCCTGTAATTTCAAATGTCGCATCATTTGTTGTGTACCATGTTGTAGTGGTTGCTCCAGCACCATATTTAGCACTTGTAAATGTTGACCATGTATCTTCTGCAAGTCCATTAGTTGTAAAATTAGTTCCAAGATAAGGGAAAAACATTATCTTAAAACCACCACCACTATCATTGTCTATAGCGATATTAGAATTACCAGAAATAGTTTTTGTTACTTTTGTCCAAGTATCAGCAGTTAAGGTTGGAGTGTTACAGTTAAATATTTGTGGTGTGCCATCTTTAGTTTGAAAAGAATAAGGAAAAGCCTGAGCAACACTTGATTTAATCCAAAAAGAAAATGTTATATTATTAGAACTAGATGTAAAATTCCAGCCATTATTAGCAAGATCTTGTGCTTCTACTGTATAATCAATTTGTATATAACCTCCTGCACCAGCACCACTTGTTTGGTTCCCATTTGTAATTTTTAAACACTTTCTAAATCCTGATGTATAAGGTGTTGTTCCACTTGCCACATCTGCCTGTGCAATAGTTACTCCTTCATCTGTACCGCTAGTACCAGTACGAAATCTATCTATGCAATGATAACTATAACTTTGGTCTGTAGATGACGTACCACGTTGAGCCACTTGCATAGCTCCGTTAATTATCAAATTACGATTACTTAGGTTATTAGTAATATTGGCAGTACACGTTCCATCAGTATTGTTGACAGTAATAGCAGCAGTACTAGCTCCTACCCCTTTTATCGAATTTACCTTGATCTCTGACATAATTAACTAGGTTTTGGATACTTGTCTTTAATAGCTTTTATAGAAGCCTTCCAAGCATCTATTCCTTCATTATATATTTGGTCAAACTGATCTTCAAATTTTGGATATTCTGCCCTTCTTTTTGATTTATAACTATCATTTTCTAAATCCCATGCTGCCTGTAGTGCAGTAAGTCCATCTGTACATTGTTTTTCTGTAGGTTTTGTTCCACCATCATGCACTATTAAATTTGCATAAATTTTATTTTTTGAATCAGACCACCCAAACCATTGTCCTGTACGGACAGTTACAAGATAATCTTCTATGTGATTTGGTTTACCTGTTATGTGATCTGCCATGTTAGGTATCTCCTAAACGCAAAATTGTTAGACCATTATAATTAGCTTCAGTTGAACCTTGAAATACTAGAGTACCCCATGCTTCATATTCATAAAACCTAAATTTATGAGTAGAAACATTTGTAACATCAAACATAAAACTTAAAGCTCCAGTACTTCTATTGTATTGAGAAGGTGCAATTACATAAAATGTTGCTGCTTGAGAATAAGTCCCATTATCTGTTGTTGTTTGTAGATCAATTTGTCCATATCTGTCATTACCGCTATTCCTTCTACCTGTACCAAAAAAGTTTATAAAATATATACCAGTTGAAGGAAAGCTAAAAACTCCACTAGATTCAGTCATTCCAGTTCCTAACTGACCAAAACCATCTGTATCTACTCTTTCCCAATTAGATGTTATTACTGCACCAGAAGAATCAAATGTAAATTCTGAATTAATCCTCCATTGATCTGCCATAGTTATTCCAGCAGCTATAGCAGGGGATAATTTAGTAGAATCTAAAGAACTCTGGCTTGTTAAAAGCGTTCCATCTGCTGAGTCTGGAAGAGTAAACACTCTGTTATTACTAGATGAAGAAGGTGCTTGTAAGCTGAAAGACCCACCACCTGATGCTGCGTTTAGTTTAATCTTTGCTGTCATGGTTAACTAGGTTTGGGATTGTCAGTTTTTACCTTTTCACAGGCAGCATAATATGCTTCTAGTTTAGTCGAATCTCCCTTACTGTTCCAGTACATTGCATCTGCAAAATCTTGTAAGGGTGGATATAAAGGTTCTCTAATTATTTTATATTCAGTTGCTTTATATTCTAAATCTAAAGTTTTTCTAGCTTCATCAACTTTTGATTGAATAACATTTATTTTTGTTCCGTCTGCTTTGAAAGCTCCTTTGTAGTCTGTGACTACCGCCGTTTCTGGATATGCTTTCATAATTGCGTGATGATCTAAATAATCCATTAGCCTGCTAACTCCAAAAGTGTAAGAGTAGAAACACCTTTTGCTCTACTTGTATAATCTCTGTAGGAGCGATTGTAACTCCAAGCTGCTGGACTTCTGCAAGCACCTTGTACTTTATATGTAATTTGTGAAGTACTACTTGGACTGTCTACATAACTAAAGGCACTACTCATAATTCCATCTTGCGAATAAGATTCTTTAGGAGAAAACGCAAAACTTACTGCATTATTACTTTCGCCATCTGCTACCACTCCCATCAAGCCTGTACTATCGCGAAGAACTCTAAATAATAAGGCGTATTGCGTTGAGTTACTACCTTGACTTCCACAAACATGAGCTAAAACTAAAATTTTACTATTAGTTGAGGCAGGGGTAATATTTACAGACAAAGTTCCTAAATCTGTATAGCTTGTTCCACCATTACTAAGACTTGCAGAACTTGTGTCAACAACAAATTGATATTGTAAAATTTTACCTCCAACACCACTTGCTAATTTTCCAGAAGTTACAGCATTTGCCGCAAGCATATCTGCATCTACTATCCCATCAGGTAAGCCACCTACAGCTACCCCTGTTATTACGTTTGTAGATCCGTTGATTGATACTGCCATTAGACGAAAGTAACAGTTGAAGTAGCACCTACAGTAAGTGTAGCATTGATCGTAAGAGGTGTCGGCACGATTGCATTATGATTTGCAGTTATTGTGTAGTCATTATCCATTGTATTTTCAGATTCGTGAAAAATTTTCTCACCGCCACCACCTGTAGCTCCACCCCCACCATCTGCATATTCTAGTTGTCCTACTGCTGTTGCTCCACTACCAGTAATACTTTTTACTTTTAAAAATTTATCTGCTGCTATCTGGTTATCAGGCAGAATCATAGTATAAGATTGACCTGCACTATGAGCAGGGGATTGTAGTTTTACACCATGAGAGTTTTG